TCAGTTAATTGCTCAAGTTCTTGTTGCAATTGTATTGTACGATTTTTGTAATATTGTTCTAGGTAATCCATGTTATTATTTAGTTATTTATCGAAACAAATTACCTTGTAACCCTGGGACATTTCCTGGTTGTGCTTCACCACCTGGTCCATATGGACCATATGGAGGAATATCAGGAAGTCCAGGGGGTGGATTAAAATTATCATCATAGTCCATTGGATCTATTGGGCGCGGTCTTCCATCGCCAAAAGTATGATTTGGATAATTTTCACGATACTTTGAAGGATCTGAATTACCATTTCCCAATTCTAGACCAAAGTCAAGACCATCATGTGCTATCCACCATTTCCATGGAGTTAAACCCATAGCTATAAATGTTGCAATCTCAGATGCAGTAATAGATTTAAACCATGCCAAAAATGCTTTTTCAATAGCAGGGCTAAAATGTCCAGGATATCCGTGTATACTATTTGGATTAGTTGTTGGTGTAGTGTTAGGTGGTGGCTCTCTCCAGAATCGATTAGGTGAGTCTCTTTGCCATCTATCATAGTGTTCTACACCCCAATTATTCATTACGGTTGGTATAACTTTTTCATTTAAAGAATAAATATTTTTTGATTCAACTAATGTCGTTAAACGGATCAATTCTTCTTGTAATTGAACTGTACGATTTTTGTAATATTGTGTCAAGTAATCCATAAAACTATTTATAAATACTATACTTATGAAATCTTTAGAAGATACAATTCGTCAATTACAGCAAAAATATAAAAATTCACCAAGTCCTTTGAGTGAGCAGTATATTAAATCGAACTCCAATACTACTTTTATATCTCAACAACCTGTTAATACTAACAATGTACGTAATGTACTTTTAGGTAACTTTAAACCATCTAAAGATACCTTTAGATAACTTTATATAATACATACTAAAGTATCTCTAGAGTATATTCTATAGTATATTCTATAGTATATTCTATAGTATTCTCTAGAGAACCTTAAAAGTCTTTTGAGTGTACTCTGTCTTTTTAAGATAGCAAATAAATAAATATTATTATGGAGTTACCAAAATCAGCACCCTTAAAGAAAAATGTTGCTGGGTACCCAATTGAAGGTAGTGCTCTCTTACCTTCAGAAACTCCAAATGCAAAAATTCCAATAACCGAAAAAAATATTCTAATTGGATCTATCGATGAATATTTTCAAAATGATGTATTAACTAAAAATGATGTTGCTGAAGCACAGGGGGTAGCATATTGGGGATCACAATACCAAAGAATGCAATATGAACAATTAAGAAAAAGAGATCCGTTATACGAACAGTATATTATACAAACATATGGATCATATTTAAATTTTGAACAAATAAATTCTATAGGTGATGCTTTAGATATTTTTAATCCATACACTGATTACAAAATTGATGTTACAGTAATAACTAAAGACAAATATTACAAAACAGACCACATATCTCCTTTTGAAATTATAAGTGAATCATTAAGTGGATTGTGTAATATAGATTATTTGCAAGTTAATGGTAGAGCAGATAGAATTACTGGTACTTTGTATAAAAAATATATTCTACCATCAAAAATTAATGAAAGATCTAATTTCTTTTTTCCTATGGTAGGTAACCGAATTGGATTGTGGAATGTTGTTAAACAAAAATGGTCTTCGTTTTATATGAATAGAGTTATTCGGTTTGTACGCGATGACACAACTGGATTAGAATAAATAATAATATCATGTCCACCGAAGAGCAAAAACGTGTTGACCATCTTTACGCAATACTCTTTCGTGAGTCAAAGATTATTGTTTCTAGTTATGAAAAATATTTAAAAGAAAAGATAACGTCTAAAGAGTTGGCACAAAAGATGTTAAGCCTTCGAGACGCAGTACTTCGTATAGAAGACTCAAATATATAATTGACATATATTGTGTTGATGTTATACTAACACTGATGACTATTAATTACGAACCAAAACTTGATTACTCTGATGTTTTGATTGTTCCTCAACTTTCTGATGTAAAATCTAGAAACGATGTAAGTTTAGAAGTTTCAACAACTTTTAAATGTGGTAGAGTATGGAAAGGTGTGCCCGTCATGGCTGCTAACATGTCTACCATTGGTACACATGATATGGCACTCGCTCTTTCTAAGTATGGAATGATAACATGTCTTAAAAAAGGTTTTGATTATTATGATTCCTTTGTGAAGCAATATGCCGATAAAGAACATAATGTTGCACTTAGTCTAGGACTAGATGCACAAAGTAAATTGTGGTTAGATACACCATCCACAAAAGATCCAACGTTTATTTGCTTAGATGTAGCAAATGGTTATATGAAAGAGTTTCATTCTTTTGTTAGAAAGGTAAGAGAGAAATGTCCAACGTCGATAATTGTAGCAGGGAATGTAGTGACACCAGACGGAGTGTTGGCATTAGCGGAAGCGGGTGCAAGCCTCGTGAAAGTGGGAATCGGAGCCGGGTCAATGTGCTTGACGCGGAGAATAGCGGGAGTGGGATATCCCCAATTGTCCGCAGTCGTAGAGTGTGCGGAAACCGCAGCAGCATTAGATATTGGGATCGTTGCTGATGGTGGCGTAGTACATTCTGGAGATATTGCAAAAGCATTCGTTGCCGGTGCAGCATTTGTTATGGTTGGTGGAATGTTTGCAGGGCACGATGAGTGTGGTGGTGAAATTCGTCATAAAGAGCATGGACAGCTCACAATGTTGCATTATGGAATGAGCAGCAAAACTGCAAATGACAAATACAATGGTGGTCTATCCACATATCGTGCGTCAGAGGGACGCACAGTGGAGGTTCCTTACCGTGGACCTGTATACAATACGATACAAGAAATTCTTGGTGGTTTGCGCTCGGCTTGTTCTTATGTTGGTGCTTTTGATTTGCCTTCTCTATACTCCAATGGTACATTGGTAAAGGTTAATCGTACAATCAATAACATTTTTGAGGAACATGAAATATGAACATTTTTGTTTTAGATAAAGATCCGTATGTTGCTGCACAGATGATGTGTGATAAGCATGTTGTTAAAATGATTCTTGAAGGTTGTCAAATGCTTTCAACAGTTCATTCTTTAGATGTTGTGCAAGACAATAAGCCAACATTATACAAGCCATGTTTTCATAATCATCCATGTACAATTTGGGCACGTGAATCTAAGTCCAATTATTATTGGTTAGCCAACCATACATTTGAGTTGACAGAAGAATATACTGCTAGATATGAAAAGGTTCATAAGTCTACTAGTATGGCACATTGGTTTAAACACAATTCACCAAGCAATCTTCCAAATACTATTTGTACTGACTTTGCACAAGCAATGCCAGAACAATACAAGAACGTTGATGGTGTAGCCGCATATCGGGCGTATTATCTTGGAGAGAAAGCCAGGTTTGCTAAGTGGAAACTAGGCAATGCACCTGAATGGTTTACTTCGCAGGTTTCTTCTGACGAGTTGGTTCGGACACCATAGCATCTGACAATGCTTTCATTCTTCCAGCAATACCAGTTTTTTGTTTTACAGAATTTCTATAATCAGATGCATTTAAAAATTCTTTACCCGCTTCAGCAAATTTGCCAGCATTTAAATGTTTCAATGCAGTTGGTGATTTACCTAACATTCCTCTAAAGTGTTCTGATGCAAGTTGAGATTGCAATTCAGAAGAATATGTTTTGAATTGTGGAACTAATTTTTCAACTTGTGGAATTCTTACACTAACATCTCTTGCCAATAATTTATCAGCTTGTTCTGGTGTCATTCTTCCACCTTTACGTAAAATGGTAGAACCAAAATTTGGATCTTTTACGTGTTCTTCTGGAAATACTTCTTTAAATATTTCTTCTGATTTTGGTGTTACTAAGTGACCATGTGCAATAGTATCTAAATTTTTACTGTCTTTATAGACACTTAAAATTTTATCTTCATTTCCTGCAGATTCATATTGTTTAATAACTTTGCATATTCCATTAATATCGCAGTGTTTAGTTTCAGTTGCTTCAGAAAAATATTGTTTAAATGATTTCATAATATTGTTGCTTGCTATTATTAATACGAGTGATATAATTAAATTATACAAAGGATACCAATATGAGTAATGTAAAGATATTTAGACTTAATTCGGGTGAAGAAATTTTAACAAGATTTATTGAAAATGATACGTCTTGGACGTTTAAGGATCCTGCTATTTTAATTCCAATGGAACGGGGACAAATTGGTCTTATGCCTTGGATGATGTATAGTAAGGCATCATCAGGTATTACTGTTCCTAATACATTTATTGCCTTTATGGTTGAACCATTAGATGAACTAAAAAATCAATATGAT